AAAAAAAAATGGCAAAAATTTTTTGCGTTTTTGTTTGGCGTATCAGGTGGAACGCCCCCTATGTTGAAACTACCGTCTCCATGTACGTGATGGGTGGGCCCAGCAAATATCCGAAGTGGAAGTCTTCACCGATTGCGTGGTAGGCTACGCTCAGTGGACTGTCGTCCCCTACGTTCACGACCGCAGTTCCAGGATTATAGGGTATCCCCTGGAAGTTGTGGTTCGGAAGATGGTCGTAGATGAATGACAAGGGTTGGCTGGCGATCTCGGTCGGCAGCGCAGGCCACAGTTGGTAGAAGGGAAACTGTAGCTCAGTGGGACAATCTGCAGCTGGAATGATGGCAATAGGTGCTCCTGTGCCTCCTACCTTCAGCGAGACGCCGGGCAATTGTTGTTCCGGCGGAATGGATGCGATCTCATAGTCCTTGGTTCCAGCGGGCAGAAGCCACCGCATGCTTCCACAATAGAAACGATACAGGAGCACTGCTCGAGAGATTGGGGTTTCGAGTCGTCCATGCAGATTTTCGAGTGTTTGTGGTGGAGTCTGGTCGAGAAACGTAAACGGCAGATTGGTGTTAGTCTGTCGCCGAGTTGCACGCTTGAGCCACTGACGGAAGCCAGTGAACACTTCGCCCACACCTCGAACGTTGATCGTGGGGTCGACTGGCGCAGCTACTCCTCCACCGCAAGGGGAGTAGATTCCGGACTGCGCCTTTCCGGTTGGTGTATTCCAGTTGTAGAACGGGTGAACGGTGGGGTTCACCCAGGGGATCGCAAACTGGAAACCTTCCCCACCGCTGATCATGGTGAAGAACTCGACATCATCGCCAACAGTTGGAGGACCTCGCAGGGCGTTCACGATAGTTACCATGATCATACCCTGCGGGATCAGCGAGAAGGTCTCTTGCTCCGGTGTAGTTTGCGCAAGCCCTCGACTCTCAGTCGGTCGCCACGGTTGGTTAAAACTGTATGGCACCGTGAACTCGATGTCCATCTTTCCTCGGATATCGTGGATCTCAGAGTAACACTTCGCCAGGTCGATCGTCTCAGTGGCTTGAATACGCGGTCCTGGGACGAAGGTAATCCGGATACGCCCAGAGTGGAACGGGGTTTTGAAGAAGACAAACTTGTACTTCAGTGGACCGCGCCAGAAGGCGGCGTTCGTCGAAAGATACGACAGGTACGTCTCATTCCGGATGATTCCCTTCGTTTCTCCAGTCCCCACGACTCGGCGCTCACACCAACACGGGTCGGCAGGAAAATACATGACGCGATCTCCAGCCTTCTGCGCCTTCCGCAGGACAGATTTCGTCAGGTACACCGGTCGTCGAATGATCTCCTTAAACGACATTTCGTCCGCCTTGGTGTTGAAGACGTCGCTCGCAGTAGCAGTGGTGTTCTTGCCATCAAGCGCCATCACGCGAGCGTCAGTCGTACCTGTGGCATTCGGCGCAAACCGTACGTGAGCCATTTGCATGTTTTCCGAGATGTTACTGTTCAGAGGCTTGCTCCAACCGAAAGCGGTCGCAATCGCACCTGCACTCGTGATTACGGAAGCAGCTTTGTCCATGGCTTCCGGTAGGATCGAACTCACCAGGGATGCGCCCGGAACAGCTTCCACCATCTTCATGACATTGCCCGTCAGTGCCTCAGCAGTCCCCGCTTGTGCCTTTCCAGACAGAGCGGGGGCTGGTGGGATACCAGTGGGCATGGCAAGATCGATGTTTTCTGCCCAGCACCAGATCGTACCGTCGACATCGTCTGCGCCAGTAAGTGCGGAAAGCACTTCCACATGGAGCCGCCCTGCAGTTCCGTACCCTTCGACGAGGTCGTAGTGTGACATGACCGGGAAGAAGGGAATGCGGATTCGGCAGGCTGTTGACTCGTTGCATCGGTACACTGCGTTCGGGTATCCGAACTTTCCTCCTAGGTGGTGTGCGGAGGAAAGTTCCGTGGAGCGATCGTCCTCGAGAGGGTTAAACCAGGCGAGGAGTCCTCCAGCGTTGAACGGTTGGGCGTTAACTTGGATTTCAACGACGAACGTGCAGCGCAAGAAACGGAATCCACGTAGCTTCTCCTGGATCATTGGATTGGAAAAGATCCAGGCATGAGGAAAATCGTGCTCTGAGATGAGTGCACCAGTTCCCTGGCCCTTGGTCCAGTCGAATGACTTCAACAGGACCGGGCGACGAAGAAAACCGATGATATCGTTAGTGAGTCCATCTTCCGCTCCGCACTGAATTTCCTCTGGCACGGTGGTGGAAATGGCTCGATCTTCAACATTTACCTGGCCATCCTCTACAATCTTCATTACCTCCTGCTGTAACACGGTCTCACCCTCCTGGCCCGCGAAATTTGGAATCTCACTGGGCTGTTCGAGACCAGACTGCGCCACACCAGTAGGGGTGTCAAAGATACCGTCGAGGTGTTCATCGACTGTATCGACACCAAAATCGATGTCAGGGAGCTGATCTACTTGATCCAGATAAGCAACTGCTTGTGCAGCGTTGAGTTCGGGGTCAGTTGGCGGAGTTACAACCCCTGGGGAACCACGAAGCGTGATCAAGGAGTTACATGCGCGGTGGAGTGAGCGAGCCGTGTTGGCAACCATACCCGTATCGGGCTTCCAGCCTCCTGCTCGCTGCTCCATCACCTGAGTGTAAACATTGACCACGTCGATGATTCCCTGGGATAGCTGTTTCCAGCCATTGTCTTCTGTCAGTTGTAGCTGTTCGAGTTGTAGTGTTAGTGTTTGAGTTGTAGCAAGTGAGTTTTCTTCGGGGTGGGGACCACTTAATCGACCCACACCAGCACGCCGAGTGCATAGCCTATTGTTTTTGGAGGGCACACATGCACCACTAGAGGTAAATACCTCTCCCTCCGCTGACTGGGACCTCCCAGACAAGCACCCCAGCGGGATTTGCTGCATCGGACCGTCCGGCGAATAGTCCGAAGCCCTGATCACGGGGTTTTGCGACAATTTTCCACGGTATACGTATTTCTCCATGTCGATGCGGT